ATTTACATTGAAAAAAGATTTACCTAAATTTTTATAAACAGTTCTTGTTTTACCGAAAGAAGCAATTTCTATTAGTTCAGCTTCATCCTTATTTTCATTTTGTTTGAAGTCACGAAAATCAATGCACCAACCCTCATAGTATTTACCTACATTACTTCTGTTCAATGTTTTTATAAATTCTTGTATTTCATCAGCGTTTAATCCATCCATACATGGAATAATTTTAAAATCAAAATCTATCTGAATTAATAATTTATGCTTACATGATTCAGAAATATCTTTTACTTCATGCTTACTGTAATGTTTTTCAGATTTGTATTCACCTAATTCAATACCATTTACATCATAACAAGTTTGAGTTGTTACATCTACATAGTTAAACGTAGCTTCAACAATGTAATTAAATGAAATATCATAGTAAGACTTGTAGTTATTCATTTTTAAATAACCTCTGCAATGTGTTTTAGTTTTCATTAGTCGAAGTTTTTTGTTTCTGCTTCTCTTAACTCAACATTATCTGAGTACTGTCTATTGTGAACGGTTAGATTCATTTTGGTTTTTGCTCTATCTAATTCATATCTTAAAGCATTATTAGCTTGTTTAGATAGATTAGCCTGTGCCTTTGCTTTTTCTACATCTATTACTCCGCTATCAAGTTTCTTCATTTGGTCAAAAATGAAATGCAATAGGCTTTTGTTGTTTACTGGTGTCATAATTTATTTTTTAAGTTTCAACAAATATAATACAATTTATCTAATCTGCAAAAAAAAGACATTTTACTTATATGAGTAGATGGATTTACCTTATTATAAGATTATTGTAAACGCAGACGATGAAACGGGGGTTGATTTCAATTCGTTTGTAGATGTTCCTGCCCACATGAAAGGCTTTATAGCTTTTAATGAAAGTACTACACGCTACACATTTGCAGAAGATGGTGAGAAGCGTATAGTGACGGGTGTAATGATTTCGGCAGGTACACCAATTTATAGAAATTCAGAAGATGCAGGAGAGCATTATGTTATTTTCGATGCTGATACCATCCAAACTATCACAAGAAAAATGTTTAAGAATAACTACTTAAACAACGTAAACAAAATGCATAACGATAAGGACGTAACTAAAGGAGCAATTCCACAGTCAATCTTTATCGCTTCAAATTCAGATCCTAAACTTCCTAATATTCCTGAAGCGTTTGAAAAGTTAAAACTTCAAGACGGTTCATTATTCGCTTCTTATTATATTGAAGATGAGAAGTTATGGAACGAAGTAAAGCAAGGTAAGTTTAAAGGGTTTAGTGTCGAGGGTTGGTTCGACAAAAAAAGAGTAAATATTAAATCAAATATAAACATGAGTAAACAATCAAAAACGGTTTCAGAATACGTTAAAGACATTTTCGCAGATGTGTTCGGAACTAAAGAGAAGTTTGCTTCAGCTACAAATGCAGACGGTGTTGTTGTTTCTTATGATGGAGAGATAGCAGAAGGTGTGCAGATGTTTGTTGATGTAGACGGAGAGCAAGTACCAGCACCTGAAGGTGACTACGTACTAACTTTAGAAGATGGTTCTGAGGTAGCAGTAACTTTAGATGCTTCAGGTATCGTTATTTCTATGGGTGGTGAAGAAGCACCTGAAGAGGAAGGAATGACAGCAGAGCCAAGCGCAGAATTTAAAGCTGAACTTACTAAACAACTTGCTGAAGTGGTAGCTGAAATGAAATCTCAATTCGCTGAACAAATGAAAGAAGTGCGTTCTGAATTTAAAGCTGAATTAGTTAAGACTAAAGCAAACGGTCAAGCGGAAAAATTCGAGGCTAAAGGAAAATCTACTGAAGTAGAACAAAAAACAGTAAAATCAATCTTATTCCCAAACAAATAACAAAATGTCAAAATTAAAAAAATCACTTAAAGATAAATTCGATTACGATGTAAGCGGTTTACCAGCATGGACGGACAACACAATGCCGTCGATGATTCCTGACCTTATTGCAAATTCAGAATTCTTAGGTTCTTTAACTTTAGAAGAAGATGTAAAAGGTACAAGAGAAATTGCATTGCTTAACGCAGATGTAACACTTCAAGCTAAAGTTGCTTGTACACCTTCTCCTGACGGTTCAGTAATCTTCACTAAGAAAAACTTAACTACTGTTCCTTTGTATGCAGGTATCGAGTTTTGTAATGAAGACTTGAATACTAAAATGACGCAAGTACTTAATAAAGTAGGTTTAAAAATGCAAGACGGTCAACTTCCTGCTGAATTGGAATCTATCTTAATGGCTTACTTGTTGAAACAATTAGAGCGTAAAGCACAAAGATTAGTTGTTCTTGGAGATACTGGATCAGTTGATGCTGAACTTGCACTTATGGATGGTCTTATTAAATTGATTAATGCAGACGGTACAGTAATAGATTATAATTCAACTGAAACTACTATTACAGATGCTAACGGATATGATATTGCTTACGGTTTATACAAAGCAATTGACCCTGAAGTATTCGATGCAGGTGTACCAGTAGCAATCTACACAGGTAGAACTGAAGCATTATCTATTATCAAACAATGGAATGATGATAACCCTTACTCACAAATGCCAATTCCAGCAGGAGGAACTTCTTTACGTTTCACTTTGCCTTTGACAGATGTTGAGATTGTTACTCTTCCTGAGTTAAGCGGACTTGAAGATATGTACGCTATTCCATTATCATTGACTTTCTTAGGAATTGATGCTAAAGAAGACATGGTTTATGATATCAAATACGATGATTACAATGACAAATTGAAAGCTGAGGCTTCATTTAGATTAGGAACTCAAATCGTATGGGGAAAATACTTTACTAAATTAGTATTAACAGCATCTTAATATAAAGCAATATGTGTGAATTAACAAGTGGATATGATAAACTTTGTGATAGAGCAGGTGGTATTGATACGCTTTATGCGTTTAGTACTAAAGATGCGAATGGAACAAGTAACATTGACACGCTCACAGTTGCGGACGGTGCAGTAACAGCACTTACTTTAGTGTCGGGTAAATACGCTTATCCTTTCAATGTTGAAATGGAAACGGCAACTTTTACTGACACAGCAATTGGTGAACGTGCAAATAACGCTTATGCAAGAGAGCAGAGCGCAACAGTAGTACTTCATGGTAATACGGCTTCTATGATAGTTCAGATTGAAAACCTTTGTAAAGGTAGAACTACATTGATTGCTAAGATGAATGACGGTACTTACGAGGTGTTGTTCTTATACAACGGTGCTAAGGTATCGGATGAAAGAACACCGGGAACAGCTTACGAAGATATGAACGGTAACACGTTGACTTTCACAGGGAAAGAAACTTCTAAAGCACCTAAGATTTCAAGTGCAATTGTACTTGCTTTGTTAGAGGTAACATCTTAATTAATTATTAACCTTAATTATTAAAGGGGAGGTTTAACGCCTTCCCTTTTTTTAGCACTATGAGAAAGATATACATAAAAGGTCTTGGAATGATAGACGATAACGAAGAGAACAAAGAGTTACTTATTAAATTAGGATTCAGAAAAAATGATACTATTAAGACAAGACCAATCGAACAAGATTACAGTAACGTTAAACGAGTTAAAAAACGAAAGTCTACCAAATAATTGGTTGTTTGTTTTTGATAATGCACAGTCTGACACGTATCAATATAAGATACAATTAACAGATGAAAGTCTAAGTACTGAAAGGTATAACTTATTCACACTCGTAGAAGGTACAGATTTAAACTTTACTTTCTTAGGTGACTATGCTTATTACGTTTTTCAAATGCCTAACGAAATAAGTACAGATCCAGCAGACGGTGAACTTGTAGAAACTGGAATAATGCGCTTAATTGAATCTACACAAACGGAAATTCCTACTTATATAGTTGACAGTAATACAAATATTTATGATAAAAACAATATTTAGGGAAGCAAACAAACCCGAACCAATTGAGAAAATAGATAGTAGTGGAACTGTCAAGTGGGGAACAGACAATTTATACCCTCAATTTTTAAATTCAATCTATTATAACAACCCTGTGCATGGTGGTATAATTAATCAAAAGGTTAAGTTTATCACAGCAGGGGGAATTGATACAGATTCAGTAGATAAAAGCATCTTAGATAATGGTGGTTCTGCTTATACACTTCAAGAAGTCATTGAATCTTGCACAAGAGATTACGAGATAGGAGAAACTTACTGTATTTTATTCAAAAAGAAGGTAGATGGTGAATGGTATGCAGACCCAGTTGACTTTGAACTTATAAGAGCGACTGAAGACGGTACTTATTACGAGTATTCAGACAATTGGAAAGGTCAGCAGTCATTAGAAAAGACAGGATATAGAAAGATTAAATCTATTTTTAAAGTAGGAGAAGAAGATTTAGAGTGTATTTTAGTTAATATCACAAGACCTAAACAACAAAGTATAGGTGAAGGACGTAAAGCTACATTAACTTGTAACTATTATCCTTCTGTAAATTATTCGGGTGCTATTACTTCTATAATGGCAGGTATTGAAATGGATTATTTTACCTATTCAGAAGTAGTCAATGGGTACAAAGGCGGGGTTCTTATCAA